AGTTTCAATTAAAGAAGATGAGTGGGAATTTGTTGGTGATTGGATGTGGAAAAACAGAAAATTCTATAATGGACTATCTGTTTTACCTTACAACGGTGGAACTTATACACAGGCTCCTTTTGAGGATTGCACACAAGAAGACTTTGAAAGATTACTTTCAGCACTAAAAGATGTTGACTTAACAAAAGTTATTGAGTTGCAAGATAATACCGACCTTCGTGGTGAAGTGGCTTGCGGTGCGTCTGGATGTGAAATTGTTTAAACATTAAAAAGTGAGGGTTTGAAAAAATCCTTACTTTTTTTCATTTCACAAGATATTTATTACAATAAAGAAATTGTTGTGAAATGAAAAAAATTGAAATGATTGGAAAAAACTTCGGTGATTTAAAAGTAATTGAAGAAAGATTAAAAAACAAAAACGGTCATATAAAATACTTATGTGAATGTGTTTGTGGTAATAAAACTGAAGTATTTGGAACACATTTGAGATGTGGAAATACTGTTTCTTGTGGTTGTAAAAATAAAATAAATAAGAATGGTGGTATAACTGGTGATTTGTGGTATAATGTAACAAGTCATAAAACATCAAAAAGGGCAAACAGAAAAAATCTTGAATTTAATTTAACAAAAGAATATATTTATAATCTATTCATTGAACAAAATTTTAAATGTGCTTTGTCTGGAATTGACATAACTTTACCAAAAAGATGGGATGATAAGTGTTATACTGCCTCATTAGATAGAATTGATAGTAAGAAAGGGTATGTAAAAGGTAATGTCCAATGGTTACATAAACATATAAATGTTATGAAAAATATTTTTGAACAAGATATGTTCATTTTCTTATGTAATCAAATAAGTAATAATCACAAAATATGTGATTTTGATATTGAAAAAATTGATAAATTTAAATGGGGGTTAAATACAAAATATTATGAAAGTAACATGGGGTAATGACATAACACTAACATATCAAGTATTGTTAGCATTCTATAATCAAAGAAAACAAAATTAAAAATGACAGTGAGTGCATCTAAAGATTGGGTACAACAATTATATGTTCAGGAGATTACAAAAAAGTCTCCTGAACCTGATTTCTATAAGGATGAAAATGGTAATATTGTTATGAGTGAATCATTTCATATAAAACGAGGCAGGTGTTGTGGCTCAAAATGTAAACATTGTCCATATGAACCACTTTATGAAAAAGGAAGTACAAAATTAAAAGAGTCCCTATTGAAGTAGGGATTTTTTATTTAATTAAAAATTACCAACATTATATTTATTATAATATGGCATACGGGACAACATACGGTTTATTTTTTCCATTTGAACAATCATCTTTGGGTAAATATTTAGGTGTAACACAAACATCTGATGACGAAGTAAGAAGTAATTTGGTACATTTGTTATTAACCAGAAAGGGTACAAGATATTTTTTACCTGAATTTGGTACAAGATTATATGAATATATTTTTGAACCTTTAGATGGGCCAACGTTTAGTGATATTGAAAGTGAAATTAGAACAAGTGTTTCACAATTTATACCTGGTTTATTGATAACAAATATTTCTATTACCGAAGCCACAGAAGACTTGGAGGATCCAGGTGCAACATACATAAATTCAGAAGGACAAAGAGTATTTAGGGTACCTGGTTTAGCACAAAAAGAATATACTGCAAAAGTCAGAGTTGATTATAAAATAACCGCGTCGGCTTTTGAGTCGAGTGATTTTGTGATTATTAATATTTAATAATATGGCAGAGAAAAAAATATCTTACACAACAAGGGACTTTCAGGGGATTAGAACCGAACTAATTAATTATACACGACAGTATTATCCAGAACTAGTTCAAAATTTTAATGATGCGGGGATATTCTCTGTATTTATGGATTTGAACGCGGCTGTTACAGACAACCTACATTTTCATATTGATAGAAGTATCCAAGAGACTGTACTACAATTTGCACAACAAAGGTCATCAGTTTTCAATATAGCAAGAACTTACGGTTTAAAAATACCAGGACAAAGACCATCTGTTGCTTTGTGCGACTTTTCAATCACAGTTCCCGCTCTTGGTGATAGTGAAGATTTAAGATATTGTGGAATTTTAAGAAGAGGTTCACAAGTTAATGGTTCAGGACAACCTTTTGAAATTGTAAACGATATTGATTTCGCATCTGCCGTTAATGCAGAAGGTTTCCCAAATAGATTAAAAATACCAAATTTTGATTCAAACGGTGTACTACAAAATTATACAATAACGAAAAGAGAAGTTGTTGTTAATGGGGTGACTAAAGTATTCAAAAGAGTAGTTACTGCAAGTGACGTACGTCCATTTTTTGAATTATTTTTACCTGAAAAAAACGTATTAGGTGTAACAAGTGTTTTAATAAAAGAAGGTACTCAATACGCGACAATACCTCAACCACAAGAATTTTTATCACAAAATAATAGATGGTATGAAGTAAAAGCATTAATTGAGGATAGAGTTTTTATTGAAGACCCAACCAAGGTTGCCGATTCCCCAGGTATAAAAGTAGGTAAATATATAACAACATCAAATAAATTTATTACGGAATACACGTCACAAGGGTTCTTCAAAATGACGTTTGGTGGTGGTAACACTTCTGCCGAAGATCAGTTAAGAGAATTTGCAAGAACTGGATTATCCTTTGATTTAGCAAAATACTCCAATAATTTAGCGTTAGGTAGTGCGTTACAACCAAATACAACTATGTTTGTACAATATAGGATTGGTGGTGGTAGTAATACAAATTTGGGTATTAATGTAATAAATCAAATAGGCACAATTAATTTTGCCGTAAACGGTCCTTCCGAAAATGAAAATAGAAATGTTATAAATTCTTTGAGATGTAATAACGTAACTGCGGCTATTGGTGGAGCTGACAGTCCATCAACTGAAGAAATAAGACAAATGGTTACTTATAATTTTTCGGCACAAAATAGAGCAGTCACAATAAATGATTATGAATCATTAATTAGGACAATGCCTTCACAGTTTGGTGCACCAGCAAAAGTGTCTATTACTGAAGAAAATAATAAAATAAAAATAAAATTACTTTCTTACGATGATGATGGTAAATTAACTGAAATAACATCAAACACATTAAAACAAAATATTGCTAATTATTTATCTAACTACAGAATGATAAACGATTACATTTCTATTGAAAGTGCTAATGTAATAGATTTGGCAGTTGACGTTGACGTTGTTTTAGATGCAAGTCAAAACCAAGGCTCAATTGTTACACAAGTTATTGATATTGTTACTGAATATTTTGCACCAACAAATAGACAATTGGGTAACGATGTTTTTGTATCTGAAATTAGAAGAAGAATACAAAATACTGAAGGAGTCATAAGTATATCCGCAATCAATTTCTTTAATAAAGTAGGGGGACAATACTCTTCTTCACAGACATCTCAAAGGTATTCAGATTCAACAACAAGACAAATTGAATTAATTGCAGACACAATCTTTGCTGAACCAACTCAAATATATCAAATCAGATATCCAAACAAAGATATAAATGTAAGAGTACTTAACTTAAAAGGTGTAAACTTTTCTTAAAAAAAAATAAATAACACTTACAACCCGCCCACTCGGTGGGTTTTTTATTTTTACTTTTTTAGGAATGAGATTATTTTTCTAAAATAGGAAATAAACTATTTATGAAGAAAAGAGAACTTAATGCCAAAATCATATAGAATAAGGACACAAGTAGGTGTAGACAAAAGTATTAAATTAAATTTAGAACAAGATTTTGATCACCTAAACATACTTTCACTTAAGATATTACAAAGTGACATATATAACAGACAATGTTCCGATTATGGTGTTGTTGTTGGTAGAGTTTTTGTGAATGGCGGGTTTGGTTTACCAAACGCAAAAGTTTCTGTTTTTATACCTTTAGAAGATGCTGATGTTGACAATCCTGTTATAAGTGAGTTGTACCCATATACAAGTTTATCTGAAGTAAATGAAGATGGATATCGTTATAATTTACTACCTAAAAATCCATCCTATGATGGGCATTTAGCGACAGGAACATTCCCCGATAGACAAGAAACATTATTGGATCAGTCATACATTGAAGTTTATGACAAATATTATAAGTTCACTGTAAAAACCAATGAAAGTGGGGATTATATGATATTTGGGGTTCCATTAGGGAGTCAAACAATTTTCTTGGATGTTGATTTATCAGATATTGGATGTTTTTCGTTATCACCCCAAGATTTAATTCAAGCAGGACAAGCAACAGAAACACAAGTGGATGGAAGCAGGTTCAAAACCTCAACAAATCTAAATGAACTACCACAA